CCCGCCAGTCGAGGCGGGAAGTACTTACAATTTGAAGGGAGAATCGCAATGGGAAAGATCATGGAGCTGTTTTATGGCGAGCTCGGCAGATTCCAGACGTCCATGGAGGATGCCGGCTGGTACGTCGAGTTCCGGGATGAGAAATATCCGCCGCGCGTCACCATGGACCAGCTGACGCCTCCGCTGTTTGAGATGACGGCTGACGGCCCGAAGGAAAACGAGCCCGCCTGCATACAGGTCATCGGCACGCCGGACCTGCGCGTCGTAACCACAGGCAAACTGCAGATCGGAAAGAAGGATCTCAACAAGTACATCAACACCGCCCAAAAGCTCCTGCAGCTCTATCTGCACGGGTTTATGCAAGAGCGCAAGGAAATGGAGGCGGCGCAGAATGACTGAAACAGCGAAAATCTATCGAGCCGCAATCGAGGTATTCGGCGGCGATATGCAGGTCGCTGTAGCCATTGAAGAGATGGCGGAGCTGACGAAGGAACTGTGTAAGGCGCAGCGGGTGACATTTGCCGCTCGGGGCGGCCTCGGGGATGGGCTGATCGACAACCACGACGAGATCGCCGAGGAGATCGCGGACGTCCAGATCGCGCTGGAAGAGCTGACGCTGCTGTTCGGAGTCCCGGTGGCAGTGCAGATAGCCAGAAGGCAAAAGCTTGCTCGTCTGGAAATGCGGATCGAGAAGGCAAGAGAGGAACGCGGGGACAATCGTGAGCATACCGCACATTGGGAAGACCCGGGCCAGAAGGGGGATCTGTGGTATGCAAAGCTGAATGGGCCGGGGCCAGACCCCAAAGGAGCGAGAGGTGCGTGGGGGCACTGCCCGAAATGCGGGGCATCAGATTGCGAATGGGACGCTGAGACAGACGTATGCACATGCAAGGCATGCGGATACACGAACTGACCGTTGAAACTGTGGCCGGAATTTCCGGCCACGCTTTGAGCGGGCAGAGATGGGAGGAGCTGAGAATATGGTGAAGAGGCACAAGCGCCGGAAGTTTTCCGGGAGGGTCTGCGAGCAGATCGTGTACACGGTGGCGGGCGGCACGGATCCGAAGACCAGCCGGCCGAAGAAGCCGCGGTTCCAGACGCGGGAAGAGCAGGACGAATTCAACCGGAAGATCTCAGAGGGGAAACTGGAAGCGCTCGTCAATGCCAACTTCGGCCCGACCAGCCTGTATTCCACGCTGACGCTCGACGCCGAGAACGAGGTACATACTGCTGCCGAAATGCGGCAGATTCGGAACAGATTCTATCGCCGCCTACTATATAAGTACCCAAACGCCAAGATCGTGATTGTCTACGGGCAGGGCAAGTCGACGAGCCGGTTTCATCTGCACATGATCTCGGACGGCATTCCGGAGGATGAGATCGGCAGGATCTGGGGCCTCGGCAGCGTGATCGAGGTTCGGCACTTACGGGAACACAACTATTACATGGACGAAAATGGAAACAAAGTCGACCACGGCCGGGATTATAAGGCGCTGGCCGACTACCTGCACGGCCACTGGAAAAAGGAATTCGGCGGGCACCGGTACAAGGCCAGCCGCAGCTGCGTCCGGCCGGAGCCGGAACCTGCGACCGAGGCCGTGCGCGAGTACAGCCCCAAGCATCCGCCCGTCGCCCCGCGAGGTTACATCCTCGTAGAGGCCCGGACGACAAAGTACGGGTATCAATATTATAAGTATGTAGTCGACCCAAGATCAGAGCACAAGCGGAACGGGAGCCGCTTAAATTAAACCTTGTATATGCGTAAGGTTTTAAAACGAAAGGGTGATAGGGACGAGCGACTACTGGCACAGGGAGTATATCTGCCCATTCTGGCAGGCAGCCGGGAAAAAGACGATCCGATGCGAGGGAGAATGCGTGCTCGCATTTCCTGAGCGGCGGGAGACGTCAGACTACATCACGCGATACTGCGCCAGCTTTGACTACGTGCGGTGCAGCATCGCGGCGGCGAAGCTCCGATACTACGAAAGAACAGAATGAGAGCCGAAGCGCATGCGGAACGCCGTATGCGCTCATTCTGCGTGCGTGGGGTGAAAAGATTTTCCGGATACGCTATGCTGAAAAGCAGAAGGGAGGCGTGAGCCATGGCGAGGAAACCGAAGTATGAATCCGTGGAGCAGATCGAAGGGCTGATCGAGGCGTATTTTGAGAGCTGCAAGGGAGAGATCCTGCGGGATGAGGACGGGAGCATCGTTTTCAACCAGAAAGACGGGACTCCGGTCTGGGTGGGGCGGAAGCCGCCGACGATCCCGGGGCTTGCGCTGGCGCTGGGCTTTTCCAGCAGGCAGAGCCTGTACAACTACAAGGCCAGGAAAGAATTTATGGACACGATTTCGCGCGCGCAGACGCGCGTGGAACAATATACGGCCGAAAGACTGTTCGATCGGGATTCTCAGCGGGGGGCACAGTTCGCGCTGGAGTATGGGTTCCGGTATCGCAGAGACGCCGGGGACGAAAAGCAGGATCAGACGCCGCGTGTGCTGCTGGAATGTGACGCGGAGGACGCGAGCGAATGAGAACGCTGGATCTCGGGCGGGCGCAGCCGAAGCAGACACTCTTCCTCAAGGACAAACACCGGCACATCGCCTATGGCGGCGCGCGCGGCGGCGGAAAGAGCTGGGCCGTGCGGACAAAGTCGAAGCTGCTGGCGTTCCGGTATCCGGGCATTAAGATCCTGATCGTCCGAAAGACATACAAGGAGCTGCAGAATAACCACATCGAGCAGCTGACAGCGGAGCTGGCCGGGTTCGCAAAATACAACCGGTCGGACAAAATGTTTCGCTTCCCGAACGGGTCGACGATCTCTTTCGGGTACTGCGCAAACGAAGGGGACCTGGGGCAGTATCAGGGCGCGGAATATGACGTGGTGTTCATCGACGAGGCCGGACAGCTGCAGGAGAGCTGGATCCGCAAGATCAATCTCTGCGTGCGCGGAACGAATGGATTTCCAAAGCGGACGTATTACACGCTGAACCCCGGCGGGCCGGGGCACGCATACTTCAAGCGTGTCTTCGTCGATCGGAATTTCAATCCCGATGAAGACCCGGATGACTATTTCTTCATTCAGGCAAAGGTGGAGGACAACAAGGCCCTCATGGATACGCAGCCTGACTACCTGCGAGAGCTGGAGAATCTGCCGCCGACGCTGCGGGCAGCGTGGAAGGACGGACGCTGGGACGTCTATGAGGGACAGTTCTTCGAGGACTTCCGGGACGTGCCGGAGCATTACAAGGACCGGCGCTGGACGCATGTCATCGAGCCGTTTGAGATTCCGGACGGATGGACGATCTGCCGGAGCTATGACTTTGGCTATGGAAAGCCGTTTTCCTGCGCATGGTGGGCGGTCGACTATGACGGGACGATCTACCGGATCATGGAGCTGTACGGCTGCACGCGGACGCCGAACGAGGGCGTAAAGTGGACACCGGACAAACAGTTTGAAGAGATCCACAAAACGGAGATGCAGCACCCGTGGCTCAAGAGGAAAACCATCATCGGCGTGGCGGACCCCGCGATCTGGGATGCGTCGCGCGGAGAATCGGTCGCAGACACGGCTGCGCGGTACGGCGTATTTTTTACGCCTGGCGACAATGAGCGCATTGCAGGTTGGATGCAGTGCCACTACCGGCTGCAGTTTGACGAGGACGGATATCCGCGGATGTATGTCTTCAACACCTGCAGGGCGTTCATCCGGACGATCCCGACGCTGATCTATGACGAACATCGGGCGGAAGATCTGGATACGAAGATGGAAGACCACGTCGCGGACGAATGGAGATATTTCTGCATGTCGCGGCCGATCAAGCCGATCCGCGCGGTGAAAGAGCAGCGGATCCTTTTTGATCCGCTGGACATGATGAAACGGAGGTAAGGCCATGCTGGCACCACAACTGACGGAGACTGAGAAGCAGACCATGATGACGGAAGTCTTTCTCGGATACAACCACAACCTCGAACTCGCGGACGGGGAGTTTTACGACATGGAGAATCTGTCGGCGGATGATTATCCGCTGCTCGCGCCGCGGCCGCGGCGGGGGACGGCGCAGGCAATCGAGGGCGTGCAGGGCATTCTGGCGAAGGATGCGCTGTGCTGGGTGCAGAACCAGGTGCTTTATATCAACGGCGCTTCGATGGAGGCGTATATGCCGTCTGTATCTATTTCGGCGGGGGAAAAGCAGCTCATTTCCATGGGCGCGTATCTGTGCATCTTCCCGGACGGGATCTACTTCAACACCGAGAAGTACTCGGACAACGGGTACATGGGGCAGGAGAATGTGGTCGACGCATCGAGCACGAACGTGGAAATTTCTCTTTGCCTCGTCGACGGGACGGCGCTGACGGTCAGCTACACGCAAGCCAGCCAGCCAGAGAGCCCGTCGAACGGGCAGTATTGGCTCGACACGTCCGGCAAGCTCCACACGCTCAAGCAGTGGGCGGAGGCAACGAGCCAGTGGGTATCCGTGCCGACGGTGTATCTGAAGCTTTCTGCGAACGGCATCGGGAAGGGCTTTCAGCAGTACGACGGCATCCGGCTTTCGGGGCTGACCGGAAACGAGCAGGTCGAGAAGCTCAACGGCAGCCAGATCCTCTACGACGTTGGTGAGAGCTACCTCGTGATCGTCGGCCTCGTCGACGAGACGACGAAGGTGACGAGTGGGACCGTGAAGACGGCCCGGAAGGTCCCAAGCATGGACTTCATCACCGAGAGCGGGAACCGGCTGTGGGGCTGCAAGTACGGTGTGGCGGACGGCGAGACGGTGAACGAAATTTACTGCTGCAAGCTGGGGGACTTCAAAAACTGGGAGTGCTATCAGGGCGTGTCGACGGACTCGTGGCGCGCGAGCTGCGGCACGGACGGAAGGTGGACGGGCGCGGCGACGCTGGCCGACAGCCCGGTGTTCTTCAAGGAGGACTGCTTCCACCGGGTGTATCCGTCGGCGACGGGGGCGCATCAGGTGGTCGTGCAGAAATGCGCGGGCGTGCAGAATGGGTCGAGCAAGAGCCTGGTCGTGGTGGACGACCGGCTGTATTACAAATCGCGGATGGGCGTTTGCGTGTACGACGGGAGTCTGCCGCAGGAGATCGGAAGCTGCTTCGGGACGAAGCTGTATTACAACGCCGTGGCGGGCGGCGCCAGAGGAAAGTATTTCATCAGCATGGAGGATGAAGGTCATAACTGGTCGCTGTTCGTCTACGACACCCGCAAGGGGTTATGGCACAGGGAGGACAATACCAACGCGGCGGACTTCGCCAGGGTGGACGATGAGCTGTACTTCCTTGAGGATGGAACGCTCAGGACTGTGTACGGCAGCGTTGGGACGCTGGAAGCCCCGGTCGGCTGGATGGCGGAAACGGGGATCATGACGTATGGGCTGGTCGGGAAGAAGTATGTGTCCCGGATCAACCTGCGGATGCAGCTGCCGAAGGGTTCCTCGGTCGACTTCTGGGTGCAGTACGACTCCGACGGCGTCTGGCGGCACTGCGGGCATATCGAGGGGCGAGGCCTCAGGACCTTCCTGCTGCCCATCCGCCCGGCCAGATGTGACCATCTGAAATTCCGGCTGACGGGAAAGGGCGAGATGAAGCTGTTCAGTCTGGCGAGAGTGCTGGAAGCGGGGAGTGATGCGTAATGGGATCTTTAACACTTGCATACCCGTCGATCGCGGGGAAGACGACGCAGGAGCAGCTGGAGAGCATGCGGCGGTATCTGTGCAGCGTGACCGAGCAGCTGAACCTCGCCGACTGGTCGGCGAAGGCGACGCTGACGGAGATCTCGCAGGCCATCGACGCGGACAGCCTCTCCGAGGCGGAGAAGAAAACGACGCTCTCCGGCTATGGAGCGCTGAAAGCGCTCATCATCAAGACGGCGGACTTCGCCGCGGCGAACTCGGAGACGTGGTCGACGAAGCTGTCCGGCAGCTATGTCGCCATCTCGGACTTCGGCAAGTATCTCGAGAAGACGCAGCTGACGATCGAGGGAAACTCTGTCGGCATCAAGCAGCTGTATGACTACACGGCGGGCGTCAACAATCAGTTCTCGGTGAATTCGCAGCAGTACATCAAGACAGGGCTGCTCTACTACAAGGACGCTGTGCCGGTCTACGGCGTGGGCGTGGGGAACATCGAGACGACGGTGACGGACGGCGGCGAACGGGTCATCGACAGGACGAAGAACGAGCTGGTGACGGTGACGCCGGACCGGGTGAGCTTCTGGCAGGACGGGCAGGAGGTCGCGTATTTAAGCGACAAGAAGCTGCATTTCCCGTCCGGGACGCTGGAGGCGGCGGGGGCGGTGCTGTCCGGGAAGATCACGGCGGCAGCCGACTCGACCTTCGGGCCGTGGACGATCTCGGAAAGCAGCATTTACCGCACGGCCAATGAATTTGGGGGAAGCGCGAGCATGTACTTCGGCACGAGCGGGCTTTCCATCAAGGACAAATTCAAGGTCGACGCGAACGGCAAGCTGACGTGCACGGGGGCTGAGATCGGCGGAACGATCAACGCGACGGATCTGAAGCTCGACGGTACGAGCATCCAGAAGAAGCTCAAGCAGATCATGGATGAGATCAACATCATCAGCAACGGTCTTGAGATCGCGGGTACGAACTTCTCGAACGGCAAGATCAGCGGCGCGGAGGGCAGTCTGCAGTTTACGTCCTCCAGCTCGGCGGCCTATGCGGTCGACCTGTCCGGTCCGGCGGTGCGCGTGCGCTCGACAAGCGGCGATGTGTATCTGCAGAACGCGGCTGGGACAGCCAGTATGCAGATAAAATCGGACGGTAGTATCCGGTTTATCGCTTCCGGCGGCGTAAGCGGCATTACGCCGGTGTTCGGATAAGGGGGCTGGCTGAATGGCAACGCTATCCGGCGCGTCGGGTACGCCGACAAGTATCACGCTGACGGTATCCGGTATGTCGTCAACGACGAAGTACAAACGGAAATATGAATATATCCTTGCGGGACAGGTCATGGCGACGGTGACGGACTCGACTGCGGGCACGACAACGGCCAGCAGGATCATTACCGGGCTGACGCCGGACACGCTGTATATCTGCCGCGTGCGGATCTACAACAGCAACACGGGGGCGCTTGTCGCCGAGACAAACTCCATCAGCGTGCGGACGCTGGCACAGTCGACCTCGCAGGCGACGGTCAGCATTCTAAACTTCCTGGATAACCTGACGCAGCTGGCGAGTGGGTCCTTCAAAGGCGATATCGGAGATACGTTTTACATTTCGGCCGCGGGCACGCAGTATCAGACGTACTCGCAGCAGTATCATTTCCTGTACTTCCGGCTCTCGTCGCAGAACTACAACACGGAGCACGACGCGAGCTACCCGATCCCCATCCAGGAGGGGCAGACCGTCAAGGTCTACTACCAGAGCAAGACCACGACGATTCCGATCTACAACTACCTGGACGGGCAGCACACGCTGTCAGACGGGTCCGTCTCCGGCACGATCGGCAATACGTTTTTCCTGTCTATGTCCGGCACGCAGTACCAGACGTATTCGCAGGAGTATGAATTCCAGTATTTCAGGCTCGCGTCGGAAGGGTATGCGACAAATCACGCGGCGACGGAAACGATCCCCATTACGAGCGGGCAGGCCGTGCGCGTGTACTACAAGACGAAGATCACGGCAGTCGCACCATACATCAGCGGAGTCACGCTGACGAAGAACACGGCGACGGTCGCGTGGGACAAAAACGGCGGCGGGTACGGAAGCTGGACGCTCTACTGGGGAAAGACGAGCTATACGGCGATCGGATCGCAGTCGATCGGCAGCTCACCGGTGACGGTCTCGGGGCTGGACCCGGGCACGACGTATTATTTCTGGATCGTCAACAAGGCCGGGACGGACTCGAAGACGTCCAACACCGTATCCGGCGAGACGAAGGCGCAGATCGCGGCCTTCGCGTGGACGAGCGAGGATGCGGCGTATATCGCGGCAGGGAAGGCCGTGACATACCTGACGGCGGCGAGCTGGAACCGGCTGACGGCGAAGATCAACGAGGTCCGGGCCGCCAGAGGCTACGGGAGCATTTCCTTCACGACGGCCTACGCCGGGCAGACGATCACGGCGGCCATCTACAACGAGGCGGCAAACGCCATCGGGAATCTGGCAGGCGCGGGAAGCGTCAGCACGGTATCGGCAGGGACGAAGCTGGAAGCGACGTACTTTGCAAACAGCTATTCTGCGCTCAAGGAAGCGCTCAACCGGGCAATCAGCAGTTATAACGGATAGGAGGAGCTATGAATATCACAAAAGCAGTGGTGCAGCTGCGGGGACGGCTGATCGAGGCCATCAACGAGGCGGGGCTGCCGCCGGTCATCGTGGGCTTTGTGCTGGACGGGATCCAGAACGAGGTGGCAAGACTCACGGCGGAAGACCTGCGGAAGGAGGAGGCAGACAATGCAGACAGAGCAGATGCAGACGACCATGCAGAATGACACGGCGAGCGGGCTGACGGCGCGAAAGGCCATCGGCGAAGAGCAGGCCAGAAAGGCCATGGACACGCTGCAGAAATACCGGCAGGGCAAGAGTGCGCTGGAGGCGCGGGTCATTGCTTCGGAGGACTGGTGGCGCATGCGAAGCTGGCAGCGGATCCAAAAAGGGAACCCGGAGGATGACAAGTGGACGTCGGCGTGGCTCTTCAACGTCATTATGGGCAAGCACGCGGACGCGATCGCGGCCTATCCGGCCCCGGCCATCCGCCCGCGGGAACCGGACGACCGGGAGGAGGCAGCGAAGCTTTCCTCAGTGCTGCCGGTCATTCTGGAACAGAACGACTTCGAAGAGGTCTATTCGGACAGCCAGTGGACGAAGCTCAAGCAGGGCACGCTCATCTGGCACGTGAAGTGGGATTCTTCGAAGCTGAACGGCCTCGGGGATATCTCGGTGCAGCCGGTGGATATTCTGTCTTTCTTCTGGGAGCCGGGCGTGCGGGATCTGCAGAAGTCGAAGAACATCTTCCTGACGGAGATGGTGGACAACGATCTGCTGGTCGAGAAGTACCCGGAGCTGCGGGGAAAGCTCAACTCCAATCCGCAGATCCAGCAGAAGTACAACACGGACGACGTCATCAATTTTGACAACAAGTCGATGGTGGTGGACTGGTATTACAAGAAATATCAGAACGGACGGCAGGTGCTGCACTTTGCGAAGCTGGTGGGCGACACCATCCTGCAGGCGACGGAGAACGATACAGAGCAGCGGTATGACACGATGACCATGCCGGACGGCAGCATCGTGCAGCAGCCGGTCGGGCGGCCCATGGCCGAGACGGGGCTGTATGACGACGGGGAATACCCGTTTGTGGTCGACGCGCTGTTCCCGGTGGAGGGCAGCATTGCCGGGTATGGGTATATCGACATCGGCAAGTCGACGCAGGAGCAGATCGACCGGATGAACCAGGCGATCGTGAAGAACGCGATCATGGCGACGACGCCTCGGTGGTTCAAGCGGTCGGACGGGTCGGTCAACGAGCAGGAGTTCGCGGACTGGACGAAGCCGTTCGTGCATGTGGACGGGAATCTGGGGCAGGACAGTTTGGTTCCGATCCAGGTGAACATGATCAGCAGCAATTACATTGCGATCTTGCGGGACAAAATTGAAGAGCTCAAGTGGACAACGGGAAACACGGACGTCAACAACGGCGCGACAAACTCCGGCGTGACGGCGGCATCGGCCATTGCAGCGCTGCAGGAGGCGTCCGGCCGGAGCAGCAAGGACTCCACAAAGTCGGCTTACCGGGCCTACGCGCGGATGATCCGGATGGTCATTGAGCGGATCCGGCAGTTCTACGATCTGCCGCGGCAGTTCCGGATCGTCGGGCAGCGCGGAGCGGAACAGTTTGTGCAGTACAGCAATCAGGGATTGCAGCCACAGATGCTCTACGGCGCGAACGGGCAGCCGGACGGGATGCGGAAACCGGTCTTCGACATTGAGGTCTCGGCGCAGAAGGCAAGCGAGTACACGTCCATGGCGCAGAACGAGCTGGCGCTGCAGTTCTTCCAGCTGGGGTTCTTCAACCCACAGATGGTGGACCAGACGCTTGCAACGCTCGACATGATGGACTTTGACGGGAAGGACTCAATCATCCAGAAGGTCCAGGAGAACGCGGACCTGCAGCAGCGACTGGTCGAGTGGCAGCAGCTGGCGCTGGCGTTGGCAGACCGGTATGATCCGGTCATGGGTGAGGGGCTGGCGCAACAGATCCTGCAGGAGGGCGGACAGGCAGTCCCGCAGGCGAGCACCGCGGCAGCGGAGAAGCCGGAGATCAACACCGGCGAGACGCAGGAGCCGAAGATCGTGGAGAATGCGCGCAAAAAGTCGGAAGAAAGCACGCAGCCGGGATAAGAACCGACGATTGCGGCGGCCCGTTCTGGCGGGATTATTTATGCCTGGCGTGGGGTGAAGTTGGGAAAAGTTTGTGCTACGATGATTTTAGAATAAACGCCAGAAAGGAATTTACAGCATGGAAGGCGAATTCACGGGCGTAAGCGTTCAGACGAACGCAGCTGACGCCGCCGGTCAGCAGAGCGGGCAGGAGGCAGCCGCACAGGCGCAGGTGCAGCAGCAGCCGGCCAACGTCCCCGACGCTCAGGGACAGGGCACACAGGAAGAAACGTTCGACAGTCTGATCCGGGGCCGCTACAAGCAGGACTTTGATTCTGCGGTGCAGAAGGTCGTAAAGCAGCGCGTGCGCGGGCTGAACCAGTACAAGGGGCAGGCCGAGGCAATGGCACCGATCATCGACCAGCTGGGCGCGCTCTATGGGATCGACACGTCGGACCCGCGGAAGACGGACTTCGCGGCACTGGCACAGCGCTTTTCCGCTGACGAGCGGCTTTATAGCGCGGAGGCCATGGAAAAGGGCATGTCGGCGGACGCCCTCAAAAAGGAGTACGCCGGCAGGGCCGAGAATACGGCCATGCGGCGGCAGCTGCAGGAGTACCAGATGCGAGAAGCCTTCGCCGGGATCCAGGCAGACTTCGCCCGGGATGTGACGGCGCGGTACGGCGCAGACTTTGAGACCGAGATGCAGAACCCGGATTTTGCGCGGCTCATGGGCGCGGGCGTGCCGCCGAAGACGGCCTATGAGGTCATCCACCAGCAGGAGATCGCACAGGCGCAGGCGCAGCTGGTGGCGAACCAGGCGCGGGAGAACGTCATGCGGACCATCCAGGCGCAGGGCGCGCGGCCGCAGGAGATCGGCTCCGGCGCTGCGGGCGGAGAGAACGTCCCGATAAAAACACACTGGTCACGCGCGGAGGTGGAGGACATGCGCCGCCGCGCGGCAAGAGGGGAACGAGTGATCCCCTGAGAAAGGAGATAAGAAGCTATGTTTAAATCCAAAGTCGGATTTCAGTTTTTTGCTGACGCCGGTACGCTCGTCAACGCGACCGGCAACTACGTAAACGCAGGCACCGGCCAGACGACCGCATTCAGCGGCAACGACACGCTCGCGCCGACCATGAAGACGTTCTACGACACGCAGCTGCTCGAGAACGCACGGCCGAACCTCGTGCATGCGCAGCTGGCAGGCCGTCAGGCGCTGCCGCGCAACCACGGCAAGACCGTCGAGTGGCGCAAGTGGAACACGCTGAAGGACGCGGAGGAACTGACCGAAGGCGTCATCCCGACCGGCCAGAAGATGGGCCAGACCAGCACGACCGGCGCGATCAAGCAGATCGGCCTGTATGTGACGGTCTCCGACCAGCTGGAGCTGCATGCGCTGGATAACGTCATCCTGGGTGCGACCGAAGAACTTGGCGCTTCCGCCGGTACGTCCATCGACAAGCGCGTGCGCGACGCGGTCGTGGCAGGCTCGAACGTGCAGTACTGCGACAAGGTCGCAGCGGGCGGCGCGCATACGGCAGTCACCAGCCGCGCAGGCCTCGACCTGACGGCGAAGCTGACGCCGGACGAGGTCAACAAGGCCGTGACGACGCTGAAGAAGATGAAGGCTCCGAAGATCGACGGCAAATATGTCGCCATCATCCACCCGTCGGTCGCATACGACCTGCGGTCCTCGGACGCTTGGGTCGAGGCGCACAAGTATGCAGATGTCACGCCGTTGTTCTCGGGTGAGATCGGCGAGCTGCACGGCGTGCGCTTCGTCGAGACGACGGAAGCGAAGATCTTCAACAACTCGACCTGCCCGGTCAAGAGCGCGGCCGGCGACAGCGGCTCGCCTCCTGCGACCTACTACAGCGTGTACGCGACGCTGTTCCTCGGCAAGGACGCATACAAGATGATCGACCCGGAGGGCGGCAATCTTGAGATGATCGTCAAGGGCAAGGACGAGATCGGCGGCCCGCTGAACCAGTTCTCGACCGTCGGCTACAAGGCCGAGATGGCGGCGAAGCTGCTGTACGAGGACCGCATGGTCCGCGTGGAGAGCTGCAGCGCATACTCCGGCACGGACGAGGCGAACTGAGAAAGGAGCAAATAGCATGGCAACGAAAGAGACCGCCGCGGCGGCTGTACAGGCAAACCAGGAAGACGTGTGGAACGTCATGAAGACGATCTACCTGCCCCGCGGGCAGGAGAACGAGGAGCAGAGCCGCTTTGTGGCGGTGAACGGCCGGACGTTCATGGTGCCGAAGGGCAAGGACGTGCAGGTCCCGCTGCCGGTGTATGAAGTCCTGATGAACGCGCGGATGGCGGAGGAGGAAGCCTTCCGCCGCGCGCAGGCGGACAACTGACAAGTGAATGCCCATGACGGCATGAAGCAGAGGAAGGGGCAGAAATGCCCCTTCTTTTGGTAAGGAGGAAAAATGAAAATTCGGGAAGCGATCGAGACGGTCGACCGGTTACTGTCGAACCAGTACGAGACGCCGGATAAGGTCCGGTGGCTGTCGGAGCTGGACGGAATCGTGTATCGGGATATCATCTGCACGCACGAGCACGAGAAGGAACCGGAGCCGTTTATGGGCTACGGGGAGGACGTGGACTTAGAGACCCAGCTTCTGATCCCGTGGCCGTATGATGAGATCTACCGCTGGTATCTGGGGATGAAGATCTGCGACGCCAACGGGGAGACGACGAAGTATGCGAACGAGGCGGCGAAGTACAACAGCTACTATCAGGGGTATTTCAACGCCTACAACCAGGCGTACATGCCGAAGCAGTACGCGACACATTTCAAGCTTTAAGGCGGTGAGACTATGAGCGTATATCGAGTAGAGTCGGGCGGCAGGGCCCCGGCTGGGCTTTCGGCCGGCGACGAGGTCGTGACCGGCGGCGGCACGTACCGCATCACGGGCGTGAACGCGGACGGCAGCTACCAGTCGCAGCTGGTGAACAAGAACCAGACGACGAGGAACTACGGCGGCAGCTATCAGACCAGGAACAGCCCTTACACCATGTCCGGCGTGTCGGACTACACGAGAAGCAAGCTGAACGGACTGGAGAGCGGGTACACGCCGTCGGGCAGCGTGCAGGCAGCGCAGGCGTATCTGGAGCAGGTCAAGGCCAGCAAGCCGGGCGCGTATCAGTCGCGATGGGACGATGAGCTGACGAGCCTGTATGACCAGATCCGGAACCGGAAGAAATTCAGCTATGATATGGGGACGGATCCTCTGTACCAGCAGTACCGTGAGCAGTATCAGCGGCTCGGGCGGCTGGCCATGCAGGACACGATGGGGCAGGCGGCGGCACTCACGGGCGGCTATGGCTCAACCTACGGTGAGCAGGTGGGCCAGCAGGCGTACAATGCGTATCTGCAGAACCTCAACGACATCGTGCCGCAGCTACAGCAGCAGGCATATCAGCGGTATCAGGATGAGGGGACGGACCTTTATAACCAGTACAGCCTCGTGAAGCGCCGGGAGGATACGGACTACGGCCGGTACCGGGATACGGTCAGCGATTATTATTCGGATCTTTCGGATGCGCGGAGCGCGTACAACTCGGAACGGTCGCTGGACCAGAGCCAGTGGGCGACGATGCTCGACTACTGGGCGCAGAAGGCAAACAACGAGAACGCAGCCTACCTGCAGGCGCTGGCGGCGGAGCAGGCTGCGGCGAAGAAATCCGGCGGCGGAGGCGGCGGTGGGAGAAGCAGTTCATCTTCCAAGCTGAGCGACAAGAAGAACAACACGCTTGCAAAAGCGGCGCAGGCGTACCGGGCAAAGAACCCGAATGTATATCTAGACAGCCGGACGCTGGATAACTACCTCAACAGCAAGGGCTACAATGCGCTGGAGTCCAATACGTTCAAGGCGTATCTGGAATACTACGGCGCGACGTATCTACGGCAGCGGTAACGGAGGGAAGCATGGGACGAATCACACTGACAGAGGAACAAAAGCGGATTGCAGAGAGCATCCGCAGCGGACAGGGAGCCAGCACGCAGCAGGCTCCCTCCGCCTATCGCGGCGGAAGAATCATGCTGAACCAGAAGCAGATCCAGATCGCGAGCAAGTACGGCCTGCCGAACCCGGACTACGGGAAGAACGCGCAGAGCACGCAGACGACCGTAGACGATCCGCTGCATAAGCAGTATGCAGCGTTTATGGCATACCAGAACGCCGTGCGGGAGGCGGAGCTTGCGCAGATCGAGCCGGGGGCCGCGCTGAAGGGCCGGGCGAGCGGACAGAAGAAGACGGAGAATGCGGGGGCGGAGACCGACGGGAAGGTTTCGGAGCAGGAATACAGCCGGTCGTCTGGCATGCAGAAGCAGTACGGAACGTACCAGAATTATCTGCGCGGCGTGGAGGCGGCGCAGGGGCTGAAGCTTGGGACACTGGCGCTGCAGGGACAGAGCGCACTGCTGGCCGGCCGGTTTGCGCCGGCCACGCAGCAGGTGCGGGGGGACGTGGATGCGCAGAACCGGCGTGCAAAAGCGGCGCAGACCGCGCAGCGGGATCAGGTGCGCGGGATGCGGCGGACGTCGCAGGAGCTGGAAAAGCAGATCGAGGCGCTGGAAATCGAACAGGCGGACACGCATTTCTCCGGGACCGGGCTTTCGGAAAATGGGAAGAGCGTGACGCAGCTGCAGAACGAGATCGAGAACCTGCAGGCAAAGAAGACGGCGGTCGACAACCAGAGCGTGCTGGCCCGGGCACAGGAGGCAATCGGGAACCTGAGCGAGGAAGACCAGAATCTGCTCCGGCAGTACCGCGGGCAGGAACTGAACGGATATCAGGTGCGGGCGTATGCAAAGTACGACGCGAAGACGGCACTCAACGAAAAAGGCTACAGCGACGACACGCTCAAGCGGCTGGCGGAATGGCAGAAGGTGCTGGACGACTACGACAACGCGCAGAAGCTCGACCAGGCGGCGCAGGAGATGGGAAGCGGATCCTTCGCGGGGAAAGCTGCGGCGACGCTGTTCTCTGCGGCGCTGGCGCCGGGGAAGGCGCTGGGCAATCTGGAATCGCTGCGTGGAGTATTGCCGAAGTGGGCGGGCGGCTATCAAAACGAGGATATGCCGACGAATATCTACAGCCCGGCGTACAACGCGTCGCGCCTGTCCTCCGGCATTCGGCAGAGCGTGATGCAGAATATGAACCCGACGGGGCAGTTCCTCTATCAGGCGGGCACGTCGGCGCTGGACAGCGCGGTCAACATGGCGGTCTCGACGGGGCTCGTCGGGACGGTCGGCGGTGCGGCCGGGGCTGGCGCGAAGGACGCGGTTGCGGAGACGATGAACTGGGTGATGGGCTCGCAGGTCGCGGCGGATTCGGTCTATGAGGGGATCCAGAACGGCAAGTCCAACGCGGACGCGCTGGTCGACGGTATCGTCGAGGGCGCGATCGAGGGCTTCACGGAAAAGTATTCTGTGGGCGATATCATCGAGAACATGTTGAGCGGGAAGGCCGTGTGGAGGAAGGCACTGCGGTCGTTCGCGTCGGAAGGCGCGGAAGAGATCGCGTCCAACTGGCTAAACCGTGCGTATGACGTGGTGGCGAAGCATGACCGGGGCGAGGTCATGTCGGCCTACGCGGCTTACATTGCGGACGGCAAAACGCCTGCGCAGGCGCTGGCGGCGATGGTCGGAGACTTCGCAAAAGAAGACAGCCTTTCGTTCCTCGCGGGCGGCCTGTCCGGCCTTGCCATGTCCGGGACGTATGCGGGCGTGAACCGCGTGATTTTGGAAGCAAACGTCACGCAGACGGCCAGAGCGGTCATCGAGGCTGGCGAAGTGCAGGACGTCATTGACTATGGTATGGCGCAGGAAGAGGGCACGAAGGCGCACCAGCTGGCCGAGGAACTGCAGCAGACCGTGGACGACGGAGGCGAGGTGACGCAGAAGGCCGTGGAGAACACGCTGCGTGAGGTGGCGAAGGAGCAGCAGGCGGCCGTGGACGAAGGGCAGGAGCCGCGCGTGCCGGAGACGCTGACCAGGCTCGAGCAGCTGCAGGAACAGGCCCGGCAGGAGCAGGCGCAGACCGAGGCGGACGAGAAGACGTTCCAGATCTACAAGAGCGCGGCGGAGACGGCGCAGGAGAACCAGAGGCTTGCGCAGCAGTACCAGCAGGAGCAGGAGCAGAATCGGGCACAGCAGAGCGTCCAGGCGGTGCAGCAGGCCCAGCAGGCGGCGCAGCGGCAGTACGACCAGGACAGCTTATTTGCGCCAATTCCGGGGACAGAGAACATGGGAGAGTTGGATCCGGTGCAGTATGCCCAGCGGCAGACGGCGGACGCGGAGCAGGAGCTCGATGAAGCCGCGCTGCAGCAGGAGGAACAGTATCTGCAGACGCAGGCACAGAGAGCAGGCTACGACGAGCAGACGGTGGCGTATTTCCTGAACGGGAACACGACGGGCATGCCGGCGGAGCAGTATGCGCAGAGCTTCGGACAGGTCTATGAGCAGGGCAGACTCGGCGCGAGTGAGCAGCGGGCGATGCGCTACGCCGAAGGAATGAATCAGGACGTGGCGGCAGCCGCCTATCGAGCGGGCCTTGCCGCAGGGCAGAAAGGGGTAAACAATGGCAGTATCGAGGTTACTGATGAAGGACAAGTCGGGCAGGCTGGTCAGCGTGCCGAAGGACAGGATGGAGGCGTTCGCCAAAGCACAGCGCAGCAGCAAAGAGCTGACGCCGGAAGAAAGAGAGCGCAGGGTGCGCGAGATCTCGCAAAAGCTTGGGATGAAGTAGAACTTTCGACGCTCGGCTTTGGAAAGGACAACACGCAAAAAGTGCGCGTCATGCCGAAGGGGCAGGAGGGAAGAAGCGAGGATATCCAGGCGGCGGCAAAGTTCTTCCGGTCGATGGGCGTGCAGAACGCGCGGTTCTTCACCGGGCAGCTGACGCAGGAGATCGATGGGCAGACGTTTTATGCGGATGCCGCCGTGACGGAGGATGGCTCCGTGCTCATCCGGGCAGACAGCGAGGAATATTCCGCGTTCGAGCTGGCGAAGCACGAGGGATATCACCTGCTCGTCAAGCGCTGGCCGGAGATGGCGGCGAAGATCCAGAAGCGGCTGCTGGGCGAGGGCAAGATCACAAAGGAGATGATCGAGAGCTATGTGGACGCATACGCCGGGATCTACGGCGACGACACGGACGCCTACGTCGAGGAGATCATCGCGGATACCTACGCCGGCATGAACCGCACGGACTACGGCACGAACCAACTGCGCGCGGACGTGAAGATGGAGGTCGGCCAGTGGCAGAAAAAATCCGGCAGCGCGAGAGCACCGCCGGCGAAGATGTCTGCATCAAAAGCAGAAAAGTATGATTTCACAAAGCCGTTTGCAGAACAGGTGGACGACTGGAAAGCCGGGAAAATCGAAAAAAATGATACGCTGGTGGTCGGGCCGACACCGGAAGTATTTCAGAAGGTGGGCTTTAATGCGCTGCCGGTCACGATCAATCAGACGCATGTGGACTACGCACTCAATGGCACAAAAGATGAGGAGCATCACATTGGGGAACCGATGTTGAAGCAGCTCCCGCGTGCGATGAAAAGCCCGGTCGCGATCATCGCATCTGAATCACAGAGAGGAACAGGCGTCGTTGCGCTGCTGCCGTTCATCAAAGACGCCAAAACTGTGATTATTCCGGTGTACATTGACGGGTTCGGCAGACAGAATTCGATTGTCATTGACAGCAATGCCGTTACCAGCATTTATGAAAAGAAGAATGCGGTGACGGGACTGCTCACAAACGCGATTGAGAAGTCCAATAACGGCGAAACAACATTGTTCTATGTGGACAAAGTAAAAGCCGCTGCTTTGTACCAGGTGGCAAGGGTCCCAATGCCCAAGATGCCTGATACTGACAACGGCTTTGTGGCCAGTATAAGGGATGAGGGGTCGACTGTCAAGCCAAAGTTAAAAAATGTAACACAATCGCAACAATTCAAGCGCTGGTTTGGGGACTGGCAGAATCACCCGGAGAGCGCGAGTAAGGTCGTGAATGCGGACGGGACACCGAAGGTGGTGTACCACGGGACGAATGCGGAATTTAATACTTTCCAGCAGGAGAACGGAGCGTACTTCTTCAGTGAAAGCAGGGATTATGCAGAGAGCATGGCAGATGAACGCAGAGGAAACCGTATCATTGAAGCCTATCTCAAAATGAAAAATCCGTACAAGGTGAAATTGTCCCCGGAACAATTCACGGATAACATTGCAGAAGCACCGGTTATTCGCTACGCCAAAGAACATGGGAACGACGGCGTGATTTTTGAATATGATGGAAGCAAGGAAGATCTGGCTTACGACAAATTCTATGTTGTATTTGATTCCGCACAGATCAAATCCGCTACGGATAACATCGGGACGTTCGACAAGACAAACCCGGATATCCGGTTCTCTGCCAGCGCGCGGCAGGCGTCGGAGCGGGATAAACAGAACCTTGAGACCGTCTCTGCGATGCTGGACGATGGGAGCGGGCGCGGTGTGTTTAAGGACGCCGTTTTCCTGCGGAATCCGAGGCTCATGCAGAAACTGATTGATGAGCGGGAGAAGACGCAGACGGCAGCGTTCCGGGATTGGTTCGCAGACAGCAAGGCAACGAACACGACAGGCGAGCCACTGCTGGTGTTCCACGGTGCCGGAGCGAAATTTACAAAGTTTGATGTAGGCGGGAAACCGATCTGGCTGACTGCAAACATCAAGTACGCGGAAGAATACTCCACTGCGACGCGCAGCGTTGAGCGAATTCTGCCGGAGGCATCGATCTACGCAGGGAACGTCGATCGTATTATCCCGGCATATATTCGCGTGGAGAATCCGGCGGATGTTGGAAACACTGACGGCGGATACAGCGGGAATTATGTGGATCTTGCGAAGCGGCTACAGATCAGACCTAGCGAACTGCAAGCCGTATGGGAACAGGCGGGGAAGCCGGAGCTCATGTGGCAGGTGATCAATACGCCGGGGATGGTAGAGATGCTGAAACGGCATGGATACGACGGGGTTCAGGCGGTTGAGAACGGCGTGAAGGCATGGGCTGTGTTTGATTCTGCGCAAGTGAAGTCCGCGGTTGCAAACAACGGAAGTTTCAGCCTAACGAACCCGGATATCCGGTATTCTTCGCAAGACGGGCGGTATCGGGATCTGATGGGGGAGAAGGCGGCGCAGTATGTGCGGCGGCTGGAGTCCGGACTGGTGAACGAGCTTGCGGAAAATCTGAGCGTGCCGGGGCAGGCGAAGCGGGAGGTTTTGCAGCCGATGGCCGAGGAGGCGCTGCGGTCGTTCTTTACGGACGGGCAGCTTGACCGGGCGAAGCTGAATGATCTCTTTGAAACGGCCTACAAGGCGGGCGTGGAAGAGGACCAGCAATATATCGAGCAGTACGGAGATCTGAAATCACTCATCAAGGGAACAAAGCTGACGCTTTCTGAGTACGATCAGAAAAACATTGCAGACTGGAATTTGTTCCGCAGGGCGGCGTTTGGTACGCTGACGCTTGGGAAAGACGGCAGAGCAGTCGACTCGTTTTATCAGGAATTGCAGGAGATGGCGCCGGAGCTGTTCCCGGCAGACATTACCGCGCCGAGCGACCAGCTGATGCAGATCTACGATGTGGCGCGCGGCATTCAGAAGGTACAGAAGACGCTGGATGAATACTACGGGGCGCAGGCGGCGAGCTTCAAGAAGTGGCAGCAGGCGAATTTCACGGAATCCATTGACCGGCTGACGAGCGGGCTGCGCGTGGCGCAGCGGTATCTGGACGCGCAGAACAAGGCCAAAGAAAAGCTTGCTATTCCGCAGACAGCGGAAGAAACGAAGCAGATGTGGGCGCAGCTGAAGGATGCAAGGCGAGTGGTCGAGAAAGCACAGAGCAAGACGCTGCTGACGGAAGCCGACCAGAAGATCGTGAACCGGCTGCTGCGCGGGGAGACAAGCCCGGATTATGTGGCAGGGCTGGAAAACGGGCAGCAGATCCTGAAGGTCTACGAGGCAAAGGCTGACTATGATATGCTGGCGCTGAAGCTCAAGGCATGGAACGCGCAGCGCAAGCAGGGGCTGCGGGACTTTGCCGAGCAGGCGCTGACGGAAGCCGAGGCCGTCAAGTGGGTCGACAAGACCATAGGGATCCAGTACCAGCGCGAGACGATGGAGCGGAACATCCGAGATATCGCGCGGAAGGGCAAGGTCTCTGACGAAAAGGCCAATGCGTTTATCAACAAGTATTTCTGGCCCGTCCATGAGAACGAGAGCAAACGCAAGAATTACCTCGTGCAGCAGCAGAATAGAATCAAGGCGCTGAAGCTCGACCGGCAGGTACGGAAGGGGAATCTGGTATCCGAGAGCTATGCGGTGCAGTGGCTGGGCGAGGCGGAATTCAACCGGGACTATCTCAAACAGCACCCGCGTGTCGAAAGGCGCGGGGGGATGACGTTTGACGAGTGGAACGCGGCCATTCAGGAATTCGAGAAGCAGAACCCAAATCTGGATCTCGGCAAGGTTCGGGCAGCCGTGAAGGTTTTCCATGAGGTCTACGACAAGATGTTCCAGGATATGAACAGGGTGCGCATTGAGAATGGCTATGAGCCGGTCAATTATCTGCAGGGATATTTCCCACACTTCCAGGAGAACGAGGAAGGCGGCAGCATTCTGCAGAAGTTCGCAAGGGCGGCCGGGATCGAGGGCGATGTGTCGCCGCTGCCGGCGACGATCAACGGCCTCACGGCAAACTTCAAACCCGGCATCCGGTACATGGCGAATATCCAGAACCGACTTGGCTACGCGACGGCGTATGACGCGCTGCAGGGCTTTGACCGGTACATTGAGGTCGCGACAGACGTGATCTTCCACACGGCGGACATTCAGCGGCTGCGGGCGCTGGCAACGCAGATCCGGTATCGGGCGTCGGACGAGGGACTGAAACAGCGGATCGATGCGATTATGATGAACCCGTTCCTCAACCCGGACGAGGCCAACGAGCAGGTGACGAACCTGACGAAGGAAGGACGGTATGGGCTTTCGAACTTTGTGGATGAGCTGGACGAATACACGAACCTGCTGGCGGGCAAGAAGTCGCGGCTCGACCGGGGCATGGAAAAGCTCATGGGCCGGAGATTCTACAACGTCATGAAGAAGTTTGAGTCCCGCGTGGGCGCGAACATGGTCGCGGCAAACGTGGGATCGGCGCTCACAAACTTCATCCCGATCACGCAGGCGTGGAGCCAGGTGTCGACGGCGGACGTGCTGCGCGGCATGTGGGATACGCTGAAAAACTACAAGACCGCTGACGGGCTAGATTCTGCGTCGACGTTCATCAACAACCGCAGCGGTTACAGGCGGCTGGCCATGAGCACGATGGATAAAGTCTCCGCCGGTGCAGGCTGGATGATGGAATCCATCGACACGTTCACGACGGGGAGTGTCGTCCGTGCGCGGTATTACCAGAATCTGCGGCGGGGCATGAGCGAGATGAGCGCGATGCAGGAGGCAGATCAGTTTGCGTCCGGCATCATGGCAGACAGGAGCAAGGGGTCGACGCCGACGCTGTATTCCGCGCGGAACCCACTGGTGAAGCTGTTCACGCAGTTCCAGCTGGAGGTCAACAATGAGCTCAGCTGGATCTTCAAGGACATGGCGCGGGAGGAACGAAAGAAGGGCGTGGCGGCGCTGGCGAAGGCGATGTTCAAATTCCTCATTGGCGCGTGGATCTACAATGAGTTCTACGAGAGCATTGTTGGCAGGCGCGCGGCGCTGGATCCGCTGGATATCATCAATGATACGGTCGGAGATTTCACAGGGTATCAGCTGCCGAACACGGTGCAGGCGGCGGTATCCGGGAAATGGGACTTCACGAAGGAGAAGCCGGGCACGTATCAGGCAATCAAGAACCTTGAGGGGAACATCATTTCTGAGTTCCCGGGCACGCAGGCGTTGACGATCCTCGGCGTGGATGAGGCGCTGGGGCTGGACATTGACAGCGGCAGGATCGCCGTGACGTCGGCCATCCCGAACCTCGGAAACATCGAGAAGGCGCTGCTGGCAAAGAACGAGGACATGGCGCCTGCGAAGAAGGCACAGACCATCGGAAACGAGCTTCTGAAACCGGGCCTGTATCTGGCGACGCCGTTCGGCGGCGGGCAGATCCGCAAGACGTATCAGGGCGCGACGGCGGTGGCTCGCGGCGGCAGCTACTCGGTCGACAACGAGGGGCGCGACATCTTACAGTATCCCGTGTATAACGACAATCCCGCAGACCGGGCCAAGAGCTGGGCACAGGCGCTGCTGTTCGGCAAGACGGCGACGGAAGAGGCGCAGAGCTGGGTGGAGAGCGGGTTCAAGTCACTGTCCGCGAAGGAGACCGCAGCGTATCAGGGCATGACCGAGGGAGGCGAGGACCAGAGGGAGACCTACGCCTTTATTCAGGCGGCGCGGAAGCTGGAGAAGAACTATGACAAGATGATGCTGCTGAAGGCCTATGACATCAGCGATGAGGCGAAGGCAGAGTATTATTATCAGGTCCTTGCCGGGGATACGCAGAAGGCGGAGATGGAGCCGAAGAGCACGCAGGAGCGGATCGACTACATGAACGAGAAGATCCAGGACGCGCAGGAAGCGAGGCAGAAGCAGGATCTCAAGGACGCCGTCGCCGCCGGGACCGTGACGCAGGAGAAGGCGATCCAGAAGATCCTTGCGAACGACTACGCCGAGGATGAGAACAAGGCGTACTGGCTCTACAAGGAGTGGACCGGCGGGAAGGACTATACGAAGTACGGCAAGATCCTGCAAACCATTGAAGATGGCGGGGATCTGAAAGCGGCGGCAAAGGAATACTTCGACCACGGAGCCGAGAAGGGCGATATCGGCAGTGAGATCACGAAGGCGTACAAGCCGCAGTACATCGCGGCCTCGACTGAGGAACGGAAGAAGCTCAAGGAGAAGCTGCTGGCGGCCTATGTGGCACTGGGGTTCAACCGGGCGGATAAGTCCAAGGACATTGACAAGTGGCTGGAAGACAGCAAGTAAAACAAGAAGGCCGGGGCGGATGCCCCGGCCTTCGGTTTTGGAGTTACTGCGCTTTTTCCAGCTCCGCGAGGCGCTGGCTGTGCAGGTGGACGACAGATTTGAGGAAGGAGACCTCTTCTTCGAGTTCTTCGACGCGGCTCTTCGGCGCGAGCGTCTCACGGAGGGCCTGCTGGCCTTCGATCAGGAGGTCCAGCTTTTTGATGACGCTGCTCTCGATGATGACGCGGGTGTTGGCTGCGGACTGCTTGAGCATGTCGTCTTTGGCCTGGTCGATCATGGATTGGATTTTCTCAATATCTTTTTCGTCGAGCATGGGGAAGCCTCCTTGTATTTGATGGAACCAGTATAGCACCGGCGGGAGGGAATGGCAAGCGGAAGTTGCGCTGCGCGTGGGGTGAATCCGGCGCGGGGGTCTGCTACACTGGATGAAAAGGAGGGATGCGGTATGGCGACACCGATTCCGGGTGCGTATCCGAGTCCGCGCATCGATAAAGGGGTGCTGCGGTGGTACGAAGGAGACACGTTCTCGATCGTGCTGCGGTTCGACCTGAAGGACCAGGACGGCGAGGCCGTCACGATCGGGACGACGGACAGCATGGCGGTCGTGTTTCTGGACGATACGCGGCAGACCGTCCACACGTTCAGCTTTGCGAAGGTGGAGAACGACCAGGTCACGCTGAACTTCGACGCGACGGTCACGGCAAAATTCACGAAGGGAAAGTACACCTACGATATCCGGTACACGCACGGCGACAAGACGACGCTGGCGAGCGGGAATCGGGCATTCGTGGAGTAAGGAGCAGGTATGAGGGTAGAAATTCCGAATCAGATCACAGTGACGATCGGCGGACTGATCTCCCGCGGGGTAAAGGCCGTGGAGGTTACGGACGCGGGGAGGCTGGTGTTCACGCTGACGGACGGCAGCGTGATCGATCTTGGCTCGGTCATGGGCCCGCAGGGGCCGAAGGGCGAGACGGGACCGGCGGGGCCGCAGGGGCAGACCGGACCTGCCGGCGCACAGGGCGAGACCGGCGAGGCGGGCGCGAGCATTACGTCGATCACGAAGAAATCGCAGAGCGGGACGACGGCAACGTACACGATCGCGCTTTCGGACGGGAAGACATTTGATTTTGATGTCGAGACCGTCAAGGGTGAGAAGGGCGACACGGGCGCGAAGGGTGACACCGGAGCGCAGGGCCCGAAGGGAGAAACCGGCTCACAGGGGCCAAAGGGCGAGACAGGCCCGCAGGGCGAGCAGGGGCCGAAGGGCGACACCGGCGCGACCGGCGCGGAAGGCCCGAAGGGCGCAACCGGCGACACTGGCCCGAAGGGAGAACGCGGCGAAAAGGGCGAGAAAGGCGAGAAGGGCGACACGGGCGCGACTGGCCCGCAGGGAGAAACCGGCCCGCAGGGGAAGACCGGTCCGCAGGGCCCGGCAGGTCCGCAGGGACCGAAGGGAGACACTGGCTCCGGATTTGTGGTCAAGGGCTACTATGGCTCGGTCTCTGCACTGCAGACATCGGTGCAGGATCCGGCGGTCGGAGACGCCTACGGCGTGGGCGCGGCTGCACCGTATGACATTTACATCTACGACGGCGTGACGAATGCGTGGGTCAACAACGGACCGCTGCAGGGTGCGAAGGGCGAAAAGGGAGATCCGGGCGAACGGGGGCCGAAGGGCGAACCGGGCGACACCGGCCCGGCGGGCGCAAGCGGAACGGACGGCATAACCCCGAGCATCGGAGAGAACGGAAACTGGTATCTCGGGACGACTGATACGGGAAAGCCTTCGCGCGGCGAGAAGGGCGATAAGGGAGACAAAGGCAATCCCGGCGCAAAGGGCGAACCGGGCGAGACTGGACCGCAAGGACCTACGGGTCCGCAGGGTGAGACGGGGCCTCAGGGGCCAACGGGTCCGGCCGGAGACAACGGTGCGCCAGGCGCAAATGGCGTGACGCCGACGATCGGCACGAATGGAAACTGGTATCTGGGCGAGACCGACACCAAGAAGCCATCGCGCGGCGAGAAGGGCGACACCGGCGCGGCCGGAACGACATTCACGCCGTCGGTCTCTGCGGACGGGACGCTCAGCTGGACGAACGACGGCGGGAAAACGAACCCGGACAGCGTCAACATCAAAGGCCCGCAGGGCAATCCGGGCGAAAAGGGCAACCCAGGAGAGACCGGCGCAAATGGCGCAGACGGCGTGACGCCGACGATCGGCGAGAACGGAAACTGGTATCTCGGGACGACTGACACGGGAAAGCCTTCGCGCGGCGAGAAGGGCGACAAGGGCGATCCCGGCGCGCAGGGGCCTGCGGGCGCAACGCCTGTCAAGGGGACGGATTACTTTACGGCGGCGGATAAGGCCGCGCTGGTGCAGGACGTGCTTGCCGCGCTGCCAGAATGGACAGGAGGAAACTATTGATGGCATTGGATAAAGCAGTAGATTCCGCGCAGCTGAACGCCGACCTGACGGCGGTTGCGGACGCCATCCGCACGAAGGGCGGCACGTCCGCACAGTTTGCGTTCCCGGATGGGTTCGTGAGCGCGGTGCAGGCCATCGAGGGCGCGCCCGACTTGCAGATCGTCGTCACGACTAGCGCGGGCGCAACCGTTACGGCTACGAAGGGCAACAAGACGGTTTCTGGGACGGCGGATGCGAGTGGAAACTGCACGTTGATAGTCGACGAGGTTGGAACATGGACGGTAACAGCAGCGACAGCAGGCACAACAGAGACGGCAGATGTTGTGGTTGGAGTAAATAACGTTGACTTGTCTATAGTCGACCCCGTGTTCGGAAATAACAGCTGGGCTGCAATTATTAAGGCCTGTCGAGAGAAACAAGTTCCCAACACATGGGACGTCGGCGACAGATGTAACATGACAATCAACAACAAGACCTACGCAATCGACATTATCGGCAAGAACCACGATGACTACGCTGACGGTTCGGGCAAGGCTCCGTTAACGTTCCAGATGCACGAGTGCTACGCGACAGAGTACAAGATGAATAACTCTGACAGCAACACCGGGGGCTGGGCAGACTGTCTGCTGCGGACGACTGGTGGTTTCAAGACGATCAAATCGAAAATGCCGGCAGAGGTCGTGGCTGCAATGAAGGAAGTAGTAAAGAAGACTGCAGCCGACGGCTACGACTCGACTATCAACACAACGAAGGATACAATGTTCCTGCTGTCGGAGATCGAGGTCCAGGGCACGCGGACGCATTCTAACGCGGGCGAGGGCACGCAGTATGAGTATTACAAGACGGCGGCCAATCGAGTAAAGAACGACACGACGTGGTGGCTGCGTTCGCCGAGGGCTAGAAGCTCTACCTGCTTCTGTGGAACTAGATTCGACGGTACGGCAGAATGGTACGTCGCGTCCGAAACGAATGGTGTTGCGGCAGCGTGGTGTTTCTAATCATGTGGATATGATCTATAAGGTCATTCTGATAACAAGCCGACGAGCGTTAAGGAGCTTCTATGAGTACGATTATTGACACCCTCATCACCGACCGAACTGCAGCGGACGTCGCACGCGTGCACGAGTTGGCCGTGAAGGGCTACGCGGGCATGACGGCGGCGGAGCTGGCGGAGTGGCTGGCGGGGATGAAGGGCGCATACAACGGCGTTGACCTAAACCGCGTCGGGACGGCGCTGAACTACCTCCGCGACCGCCTGACCGGCGTCTGCGGCAGGGATATCACGTGGCAGGCGAAGACAGAAAAGAGGTAAAAACATGGATGCTGGAACCATCACGATCATCTGCGCCGTCCTCGGCTCGTCCGCGCTGACGACGGTCATTCAGGCCATCGTCGGCGCAGCGCAGAAGAAGAAAACACGGGCAGACTCCCAAAGCGACCATCTGGCCGAGATCGACAAAAAGCTCGGGAAAATGCAGGAGCATCAGGATGAGCAGTATCTCGCAATTCTCCGGCTGACCATCATGTCAGAAGAGATGCCAATGGCAGAGCGCCTGATCGCCGGGCAGAAATACGTCAAGCTGGGCGGAAACGGCGATGTAAAAAAGTTTTTGCACCAGCTCGAGAAGCAGTGTGAGCACAATGGAGTTTAGCAAGAAGTGGCTGATCTGCAGCGCGCTCGTCAGCCTCGCACTCATCATCGCCTGCGCGGCAGGTGCAGACCTGACGGAGATCACGCTTGCGGTGCTGGCTGAAACGACGGCTTCCAGCGGATTCTATCTCTGGAAGGCAAAGAACGAGAACCGCGCGAAGTACGCGCAGAAGTACATGGATAAATGGGCCGATAAGTACGGCCCGGAAGCGGCAGCACGCATCGCGGAGATCGTGCTGAAAGATTGAAAGGAGCATACATATGGACTACACGCAAATCATCTCGGCAGTGATCGCGCTCATCAGCGCACTCGTCTCGGCATTTCTGATCCCGTGGCTCAAAACCAAGATCGACGCGGACAAGCTGCAAACGCTCCGCACTTACGTTGAGATCGGCGTAAAGGCGGCGGAGCAGCTGTACACCGCGACGGACGGCGCGGCGAAAAAGGCGTATGTTGTGAACTTCCTCGCCGAGAAGGGCATTCAATTTGATGTGGAAACGATCGATAAGCTGATCGAGGCCGCCGTGCTGCAGCTGCACCACGAGTTGTACGGGAGTGAGCGGGCATGAGCGTTATGAAAGCCTCCGAGCTCGTCAGGCGGCACATCGACGTCGCGAAGAACTATAAAACCGTGTACATGTGGGGCTGCTTCGGCTCCCCCGTGACAAACGGAATTATCACGGAAAAGGCGAACCAGTACCCGGAGTGGTACGGCGCGGCGAAGCAGGCAAACCTCCGTGCGCTGATCGGCAAGGGCTACTTTGGCTTTGACTGCGTGAATCTCACAAAGGGGATCCTGTGGGGCTGGAACGGCAACAAAAACGCCTACCACGGCGGCGCCCGCTACGCCGGAAACGCCGTCCCGGACGTCTCCGCAGACGGCATGATTGCCAAGTGCAAGGACGTATCCGCATCCGGCTGGGACAAGCTCGTCCCAGGCGAAGGCCTGTGGATGCCCGGACACTGGGGCATGTACATCGGAGACGGCTTGGCCGTTGAGTGTACGCCCATCTGGGATAATGGCGTGCAGATCACCGGCGTCGGCAACATCGGCGTCAAGGGCGGCTACAACAGCCGTGTGTGGAAGAAGCACGGAAAGCTCCCGTGGGTCGAGTACGACACGGAAACCGTCGACAAGGCCGTCGAGGACGCCAAGAAGACAATCAAGGCAAAGGCCGGACTGGCAGACAGCACAATCAAGTATCTTGCCGATTACAAATACGGCGACGATCTGCTGAAAAAGCTGGCTGCGGCGATGAAGTAAGCCCTGCCCGGCGGCGGGCCGAAGGGAGTGACGAAAGCATAACTGCGCGACTGGCTCTGCCGAAGGAGCTGGAACACCTCACGCGCAGCGACTGGGAGCGCGTCACTGACGAGGGACTTTTGGACGTGATCGATCGGCAGATCGTGAAGCTTTATATCGTGCGCAGGCTCCCGCAGCTGGACGCGGCCGCCGAGATCGGCGTCGACCGCAAAACCATCTCCCGTCGCCTGCCACACATCTACAACACCGCCCGCCGTCTGGTAGGGAAAACGGACAAAGAGAAAGCGCCATGAGCAACGGCTCATGGCGCTTTTTCTATGCCCGAATGTCCCACAGATGGTACACAAATGTCCCCCAGCGGGGACGGGGAAACGCTAGAATGGTAGCAGAAAGGGGCGATACCGCATGGCGTACAACCCGTACACGGGCCGCTGGGAGATGGACGGCGCGCAGCAGATCCAGCTGCAGCCCATGCCGCGGCCGCAGGGCCCGCAGCTGCCGCCGCAGCCGCCGAAGCTCGGCGTGCTGACCGTGGCCAGCGAGGCCAGCATCAACAACCTGCAGATGCAGCCGAACGACAACGCGCTCGCGCTGCACGAGACCGAGAACCTGCTGTACTACATCCGCACGGACAGCATGGCGGCCAAGACCATCGCGCGGTTCCGGATCTTCCCGGAGCCGACAGAAGAGGAAAAGGCGGCAAACCAGCTGCAGGAGCAGCTGAAACAGATCACGGCCGGCCTGCAGAGCATGGCCGGGAAAATCGAAGAACTGGAGGGAAAGCTCAATGCAAAATCCGATTATGGCCCTGATGGGCGGAAACGGCGGGGGAAACAAGCTGCTGAACGGTCTGCTGCAGACAGCGAAGACGACGCTGCAGGGGCAGAGCCCGCAGATGGTGCTTAGCTTCCTGGCCTCGCAGCCAGGCTTTGAGGCGTGGTTCGAGGCAAACAAAAACAAGACGGTCGGCGAGCTCGTCGGCCAGATCGGCAAGTGATACCGCGCGAAAGCGCCTATCAAATTTCATTCCACCCAGAAAGGAGGGAAAACCATGGATAAGGATTATGGCTTCGGCGGATGGGGCATTGTCATCCTGATCGCGCTGTTCTTCCTGCTCTTCGCGGGCAGAGGCTTCGGCGGCAGCGGCGAGAGTGCCCCGGCGACGCAGGCCGACGTACAGCGTGCAACGGACTTTGCAGCCCTCGAGCGCCAGAACAACGAGGGTGTCGCGGCAACGCGCCAGAGCGCATACGACGTCACCAGCGCCGTCAAGGACAACGCCTACAACATCCTCGGCGAGCTGCGCGATTTGCAGTCCGTCACGGAGAGCGGCATCTCTGTGCAGCAGAAGTGCTGCTGCGACATTCTCCGCGCGATCGACGGCGTCAACTACAACTCCAGCATCAACGCGTGCGAGATCAAGACGGCCATCCACGCCGAGGGCGAGGCGACCCGGACGCTCCTGCAGCAGCAGGAGAACCAGCGCCTGCGCGACGAGCTCGCGCAGAGCAGAGCCGCGAACAACGACTACATGCAGTCGCAGTACATCCTCGGCCAGCTGGGCAGGTACTACCAGAACCCGCCCTGCAATCCGTGCGGCTGCGGCGGCTGACGCGGACCCATCCTGATATAGCTATCCGGGGCATAATGCCCCTTCACATAAGCCCAAACGGAAGGAGTAATGAAAATGGCTTGTAATAACGGCAATGGAAATCGGGCGTATCAAAAATCATGCGTCCGATATTTTAATAACGCGCCCCAACTGCTCGCGGCAGACAGCGAAAACGTGCTGACGCTGGCCGGGGCAAAGGTCGTCAATTCCGGTTCGTCCATCCAGGTCGAGCCGCAGAGCTACGACACGGTCAAGATCGGCCTGTATCATCTGGCCGCAGATGCGGTCATCGCGGCGACGGCAGCGGGCGTCCTGACCCTGCAGTGGTACATGGACGGCGTCGCGCTGCCCTGCACGCTCAAGCGCGTCACGCTGCCGGCATCCGGCAATGCGGAGATCCACACGGAGACGGATCTGGAGCTGTCCGGGTGCTGCTGCTGCGTCAATCATACATTCACGCTCGTGGCGACGACCGACAGCACGGCCGCAGGCTCCGTGATCGAGCTTTGCACGGGGCTGCTCAAGCTCGCATGAGGTGCTATCATGCAGGCGTATAAAGACAAACTCCACGCCGCGCTGCGGGAGATCGCGGAGTGCCCGGTGTCCATGCGTACGGTCGAGCAGGCCGCAGCAGTCACAGATCTGCTGTGCCGGCTGGATAAGCTCGAGGACCACGACGAGCCGGAGACGGCCACATTTGATCGCGAAACGGCGATGCAGTGGGCAGCAAACATGCAAAACGCCGACGGCACGGCAGGCCCGCACTGGACGATGGAACAGACAACGGCCGTGGCCGAGAGCATGGGCATTCAGGCGCCAGCGGTCCCGCGCTGGGCGTGGGGCGTAACCATGAACATGATGTACTCGGATTACTACCCCGTCGCCGTAGAATTCGGACTCAACCGCCCGGAGTTCTACGCCGCGCTGGCAAAGGCGTTCCTGCTCGATAAAGACGGCCCGGGGCCGGAACAGAAGCTCATGGCGTATTATGAGAATATCGCAAGGAGCTGAGAACACAGAAAAGGGACTGGACACAGAATAAACACAGTTTGCAAATTAACATTGAAAATACAGTGTTTTTTCAGAGTTCGAGTCTCTTCAGGTCCACCAAAGATAAAGACGCAGGAATTTAAATTCCTGCGTCTTATTTTTTATCTTTTTTGGTAGAATAGCAGTTAAAAGACGGATTATTTATGATTGAACAAAACCTTTTGCGAGAATTGCAAGGTAGCAAGACGTAGCATATCCTAGCACGAAAATACACGGGTATGAACACAGTGACCGACACAGTAAAAAAGTGCAATTAAAAGGCCGCGTCCATCTGGGCGGCGACTTTATCCATGCGGGTATCGAGGATGTCGGTGTAGATATCCATGGTGGTGGAGAGCTGCGCGTGGCCGAGGAATTTTTGAGCGAGTTTGAAGTCCACGCCGGCCTCGTAGAGCGCGGTCGCGTAGCCGTGGCGGATCTCATGAGGGGAGACGGTGATGCCCGTGCGCTTGCGGTAGGCGTCGAATTGGTCGGTGACGAACCAGCCGGGGAGCGGACTTTTTCCGCCGTCGTTGGAAAAGATATAGCCGTGCTCCTTTTGCGGAAGCGCAGCGGCCAACGCTGGGAGCAACGGGACGGGGCGGATGCCGGCGGCAGTCTTTGGCTCCTTGATCTGGGGCGTCGGACCGGTATGGTAGACGCTGCGGCGGATGTAGATCCTGCCTTTCTCACGGTCAATGTCCTCGTAGCGCAAGCCCTCGGCCTCGCCGCGGCGGCAGCCGGTATAATAGATCAGGAAGGCAAACAGGCCGAAGTCGTCGTTCAGGTTGTCCTTGATCTTCTGGATCTGGTCAGCGGGCGGCGCGTGGCGGCGCTTCTGCGGAAGGTTCTTTGGGAGAAGAACTGCCTGCGCAGCGTTAAAAGAGACGTAACCTTCGCGTTGAGCCTTATTCAGGATCTGCCGGATGATCTGGCGCTGGGTGATAACGGTCTTTTTTGCGCGGGTCTTGGCAAACTGGTTGATGTACGTCTCAATCTCTTTGCTTGTGATCGTGGCGACATCCTCCGGGCCAAACTGCGCGACGGCGCGCTCATAGGCAGGGGAATAATTGCGCAGGGAATTCGGAGCAAGCGTTGGCTCAATCTCGTTCCACCAGGCGTGGGCGACGTCGGAGAACGGGACGGTCTTTGGCTTCTCGGCTTCGGCGCGGTAAGCCTTGATCTTATTCCAGACATCGCGGTCTGTCTTGCCGCGAAACGCTTTGCGCTTGCCGTTGACTGTGATGATGGATTCATGCAGGCCGTCCGGCCTGACGTAGTATTTGGGAATTGGCATCGTAAAACCTCCAAGAATACCGCTCCGGCGCTGGGCCGGGGCGGTTTTATTTATGTGCGAATCCATCCAATCGATGGGATGAGCACGTCGACCAAAAGCGCAAGGGCACACAGCAAAAGAATACCCAAGAGGATGAGCGTCACAAGCCGGTGCATGCGCAGGGACTTCTGCTGCTGGGCAAGCTGCGCACGAAGCGCCGCGGTCTCGGCACGGAGTTTTTCAGCATCGGGAGGCTCGGAAGACTCGGCAGGCTCATCATGCGGAATGCCGAAATACTCATCCATAGAGACACCCATCTCCCGGCAGATCGGGCCGACCGTGTAAACAGACGGATTTTTGATGTCGCCGCGAAAGAACTGGGAGACGGTGCCGACGGAAAGGTCGGTATTTTCGGCGACGTCCTGGTTTGTTTTGTGCGGAGTGATCGTCTGCTTCTGCTCACGGCATAAATCAGATAATTTTTCCTTCAAAACATGTCATTCCCCCCAAAAAAGCAAGACGTCTGACTGCAAAAAGCAACTGTCATATCTTTACAAGTCTACCGTGGACAGGCTACCATAAAGTTACAGACGGCTCCCGGTCGCCTGCGCAAGCAAAAGCCCGCGCCGTTGTTCGGCCAGCGGCGCGGGCAACGCCTACCTATATCTTACAACTTTCGGGAGGCGCGAACAAGAGGCAAAGATTAACAAAAAATGAACGGGAATTTTGTGGAGAAATGGAGACGGGAATGGAAAAGACGATGGAACAGATTGAAAACATTTTAGAGCGGGCCACACTGGATCAGCTGAAAATCATCCTGCGATTCCTGCGGAACATCATAAAATAAGCGCCGGAACGGGAAATCGTTCCGGCGGGACGTTATGGGTTACAATGCTCGCATGGCTCATATCCGGCGTCAATGGCAGCATCTCTGGATTTGAAAATTCTACGGTTATCATCATCAGGAAGATAGGAGCACAATGAACGATGAAATTTATGGCTCTTTTTATTCCCGATATATTCACTGGATACATAACCGGATGGACGATTAGAGCCAACACCAGAAGATTCACGCGAGGAAGAATCGGATGCAGAAGAAGGAGCGGAATGCGGAGCGCTTTTTTCGGGGCGAGAAATAGCGTGAAACAGAAAAAATCCGACCAACAAAGCGACAAGTACAACGAACCCCAGACGGGTAGCTTTTTTCCGAGCATCAAAGCGCGTCTTCAACTCAGCGTATTCGGATTTAGCTACTGCTGCGTCATGCTTGTATAAAGCGGCTTCACGCTTTGCGATTGCGGCCTCCTGGCGGGCTATTGCTGCGCTCCTGCGGGAATCCATAACGACAGCATCTGCGGCAGAAAGAACGTCCTGCGTAGACTGGACGACGGCAGATACAGAAGCTATCTTCTTGTCATAAATACGGCGAAGCGCAACACATTGACAGTAGAATTCGTAGTCCTGAAGTGTCTGAATGGGCTTACCAGAGTATGGGTTGTATTTGCCTTTGGAAAGAGGGAAAGAAAGGCTGCTTTGAACGGCTGCAATCTCTTTGCAATATGCCTTTTCGTCAATGTGAGGGTCTGGAAGAACGGGGGCGTGTGGGAGACTGCTTGAAGCGGAAAAGCGGATACCGGAATAATGGGGAACCGAGATATTAGTAACTGAGTCCGAGCGTTGCGTCGTCGTATCCGTTACGATATCCATCTTGGTAAGCCTCAGTTCGTGCTGCTTCCAAGTCATCGCTTGTGTACTGCCGCGGAGAGCAGGATGTGCAAAGGATGAGAAGAACAAGAAGCACGACGCAGATTATAGACATTGTTTCGGCATACGTCCGCATAAATACCACCCTCTACCAGAATACAGAAAATGCAGGGAGCAGTCAAGCGCACCTGAGATTTTCTGTATATTTTGACGAATAAAAAGAACACCGGAAGCAGGTTATTTGCTTCCGGTGATTTTTTTTGCGTATTCGAGGATGTTGTCCCAGAACTCCGGGGGCATTTCGAGGGCGGCTGCAATGCCGCGTTTGCGTGTGGATTCGTCGGCTTCGGCCAGAACGTCGGTAAAGAGCATCGCCATGCGTTCATTTTCGCTGCGCTGGACATACATTTCCCCTTCGCCGTCCTCCAACCATGCGAGGGAGACGTTGAACTCCCGGCAGATATCCGAGATTGTGCGGTCACTGGGCATTTTTGAACCGGAACAAACGGCGGACACGAACGGCTGGCTCAAGTTGATGGTTTCGGCAAATTTCGTTTTTGTGATACCAAGGTCTTTGATTAAATAAGCGATTCGATCGTTGATTGTATTCAAGCTTTTCACCACCTTCTAGCCACAAGGTAACACAACGGAAATGAAATGTCAAGAAAAAATATAACCAAGGAATGAAATTATGCTTGACAACGGTTCTGAGGTATGCTAACGTATAACCAAGAAATGAACCGAGCGAGGTGAGAACAATGTCAGAGGAACAGAAGAAGCAGGTCGAGGGTGTGCTGCATGAGATGAAGCACATGAACCCGCAGCAGATCGAGGTCATGATCGCCTATATGCAGGGCGTGGCTACGGCGGCAAAGCTGATGAGCGAGAAGAAGGAGGCGTGAGGGGATGCCGAGAGAGCTGGAAGGGTACCGGCCGCAGCTGGAGCTGCTGACCGATATGTTCCCGGGGCGCGCGGCTATCGGGATCACGGAATGCCAGGCGGCGCTGGGGATCGACCGGCGGACGCTGCTGGCCGACCGGCGGTTCCCGGCCCGGCACATTGGGAACAAGTACACGGTGTCGCTCACGGAGCTGGCACGGTGGATGGTGCAGAGATAGGAGGCTGACGCATGGCGAAGGTAAAGACCTACACCCTGACGCTGGATGCGCAGGAGCTGCATGATCTGATCGAGGCAGCACTGGTGTGTGAGTGCCAGGCGGCGCAGATCCTCGAGCGGGCTGCAGCCGAAGGGCGTCTGCCCGCGGCCAGCAATTAAACGCGCCGCAAGGCGCGTACATAGGAGGGAGCCCCGTGGATGATTTTTTGAAGTTTTTCGCGAAGAAGGTGCTGACCTACCCCATGCACCTTGAAGTCAGCTATAGCAAGGTGACGGACTGGGGCGTCCGGGTGTGGCGGAGGGGAACCGCCTACGACGGGGACGACGAAGAACTCGTCAACGTCCAGGACTGCGACGCGGAACTGTGTTTTGCAATCGCGCAGATGCAGTTGAAAAACTGGCTGCTGGAACACGAAGGGGGATACTGAGCCATGGCGAAGGTAAAGACCTACACCCTGACGATGGATGCGCAGGAGCTGCACGATCTGATCGAAGCGGCGATGGTGTGTGAGTGCCAGGCAGCGCAGATCATAAACGGGCTGAAGCGCAAGGGGCTGGACCTGGACGCGCAGAAGCTCGTTACACAAAACGCCCGTCTGGCGCGGCTCGTCAGGCGGATGCAGGAGACGAAGGAGGATAAGCGGAATGCGGAAACTGATTCTCAGCGGAGACGATTGGTTTGAGCTGAAGCACACGCTGGAGCTGCTTGTGATCGCGACCCACAATGAGGCCGAAGCGCTCGCCGCAGCCAAATTTGAGAACGAGGAAATGACCGAACGGGCTGCGCACCTCGCAAAGTGCGACCGGGAAAAGGTGAAGAAATACAAGCGACTTCTGGCACTGGTAGAATCGGCAGAACGTCTGCAGGAGGCGAAGGCATGAAAAAGCTGCTTCTGACAACGGAAGAATGGCTGCATCTCAAGTGGATGCTCGAAAGGAACATGATCCGGATGGATGCGGATGCGTTCCGTCTCAAAGAGGGAGAGCCGGGCAGCGAAGCATGGCGGGAAGCCATCGGGAAAGAGCTCGAGAGAATTGAGAAGGAACACAGGAATATCGAGCGGATGCTGGAAAAGATCGAAGCGGCAGAGACCGTACAGACCGCAACGGATGAAACGGAGGAGAAGAAATGAGAACCAATCTTGCAGAGCGGCTCGGGTATGAGCCGGAGGAAGAGACCAGGGAGCGGCAGGAGCGGCTGCTGGAGGAGCTGCGGTACCGGGAGGCCATGCGGCGCGTGGCCAAGTGCTGCTGCCTGTGGCTGGGCGGCGCGGCGTTCGTTTTTGCTGTGATCGCCGGGTACGCAGAAATGACCGACGCATGCGTCGCGACCGGCGCGATCGCGCTGGGCCTGACGACCTACGGGATCCTGTGATGGACGTGCCGAAGATCACGGTCGAGCTCCGGCCGGATCAGCTGGCCGACATCATCGACGCGGTCCTCGCCTTTGCCGATGACTGCGCCAATGACCGGGAGATCCTGCAGAGCATGCCGCGCGTCGACCGGGATACGGTCGAAGACCTTCTACGGCGAGAGTCGGCGCTGCAAACGATCGCGGCATGGCTGCAGCACGTACAGGAGGAAGCGGAGTGAATTATTTTGCGCCGCGCATGCGCCCCATCCCGCCGCTCTGCGGCCGGAACTGCCCGGACCGAAGCGGCACATGCCGCGCCGGGTGCTGCACCTGGACGCTCTACGAGAGCATCCGGAACCACATCTACGACGTAAACCACCGTGACAGGGACAGCCTGCAGCCCGACCTTGCAGCGGGAAAGCAGATGGTCCATGCCGACAACCAGATAAGGAGGCGCAAACACATTGCGAAATAGCATCGATTACCCCGGCGAGCGGGCGCCGCGGCGCCCCGCCGTGATCGCACAGGCCGGATACACCGGGCAGAACCACTTTTCCGTTACATATGGCGATCAGAAAGTGATCGTCCGCGCCGAGGACGGCTATGCGGCCCTTTTTACCGCCGCCAAACACTGGGGCTATAAATTCACACGCCCGGAGTACCATCAGAACGCCCGCGCGACCAAGCTCCACTACACGCCGGACACCCGGCCGGGGGCGTTGATATGAGGTTTGTGTGTGACGCCTGCCAGGATATCACGAACATCGAGGCCGACCGGATGGAGATCCAGGGCGACAAGCTGATGGTGTATAGCCGTGGGCGGCTGGTCTACGTTGCGGATCTGGGGCAGATCATGCTGGCGAAGCTTACGCCGGGGAGGGAGGACGGCAATGGACTTAGAACAAACCGCGATTGAGCGGCTGCGGATGGCCTCGGATATGAGCCTGCGCCTGTACAAGCAGCCGCTGGTGGTCACGTATTCCGGGGGGAAGGACTCTGACGTGCTGCTGCATCTGGCGGAGGCAAGCGGGATCCCGTTTGAGGTCCTACATAGTCTCACAACGGCGGACGCACCGGAAACCGTATGGCACGTACGGGATACCTTCCGGCGCTTGGAGCTGGCTGGCGTAAAATGCGACATCGATACGCACCGGACGCCGGACGGCGGGAACGTGACGATGTGGAATCTGATTCCGCGCAAACTCATCCCGCCGACACGGCTGAAGCGCTACTGCTGCGCGGCGCTCAAAGAGACCAGCGGCCGCGGGAGGTGGATCGCGACCGGCGTCCGGTGGGCCGAATCGCAAAAGCGCAAGTCCCGCGGCGTCATGGAGGCCCTGCACAGAGACAAATCCAAGCGGCTGACGCTGATGAACGACAATGACGAAAGCCGCATGTTGATGGAAAACTGCCAGCTCAAGGGGACCCGGACGGTCAACCCGATCATTGACTGGCAGAATGCTGACATCTTGGATTACTGCACGGCAGAAAAGATTTCGATGAATCCGCTTTACGCCTGCGGTTTCGAACGCGTGGGCTGTATCGGATGCCCAATGGCGGGCAAGCACCGGAAGGTGCAGTTCACGCGTTACCCAAAGATCAAAGCGGCGTATGTCCGGGCGTTTGACAGGATGCTTACAGAACGGCAGACGCGGGGGCTGCCCTGCGACTGGCAGACGGGCGAAGACGTCCTGCATTGGAGCCTGGAGGACGGCGTACTGCCGGGACAAATGGTTCTTGAAGGAATGGAGGATATATGACAGAGGAGGAAGTAGGCAAGGCATGAGTAAAGCTGTTTTGATCAGCATTCGCCCGGAGTGGTGCCAGAAGATCATGGAAGGGCGGAAGACTATCGAGGTGCGCAAGACGCGCCCGAAGCTGGATACGCCGTTTAAGTGCTACATCTACAAATGCGGAAACGGCAAAGTCATTGGGGAATTTCTGTGCGATGAGATCATCAACATTAACGGCGCGGGAAGGATCCCGTCGGATGTTGCGCGGCCAACCTGCCTAGAGCCTGCGGAGCTGCACCAGTATCTCGGAGCTGCCACCGGCTTCGGCTGGCACATATCCAATCTCAGGATTTACGACACCCCACGCGAACTGCGGGAATTTTACGCTGTGCCAAATGAGGTAGAGGTAGCGCTCAAGGCAAAACCCAAGCCGGTCACCCGCCCGCCGCAGAGCTGGCGGTATGTGGCAGAGGAGGCGTGATATGGAGAAACGACAGTGCTGCGGCTGCGTCCACGGTATCGACACAGATGTCAACTCCATTGGAGAGCGGGTCGTCTACTGCGAACTGAGAGCGGAGTGGATGAATGTAGCCCTCGGTGATTGCCTTGGAAACTGTGAAAGCGAGGAGGAAGAACTATGGAACGACTGACAAGTCCTAATATCAACGTAAACCCGGATACCGACCGATTTCTGCACGCCGCGATCGGCGGCAAGGAAATCGACTGGAAGCAGAGCCGGGACAGCACGCTCAACGTGATGATCAACGGCCCGACGAGCAACGGCTTTGGCAAGGATATTTTCCGCAAGATGGCCCGCGATCTGTACGGACGGCTGAAAGCCTACGAGGACACGGGGATTGAACCGGAAGCAGTGGAAACGGTTAAGCTTGCGCTGGCCGCAAAGCACATGGTTGATCTCGAAACGCTCAACAATACGCCAATCAGCAGGCTTGTAGAGCTTGCCGAGGCCGACAAGGACGGGCGGCTGGTGGTGCTGCCGTGCAAGGTGGGAGATACAGTGTGGATTGTAGGCGCTGTGAGAAAATTGTATAGCGCAAAAGTTCGGACATTCTTTTGCGGGCATCCGTCCGCAGTGCGCGGACGCGATCCAGATGGGCATATTCACATGATTCGCACAACAGAGTGTGACATCCCGATGCAAGAATTCGGAAAAACCGTATTTCTGTCGCGCGAAGAAGCCGAGAAGACTTTGCGGGAAATCCAAGGGAAGGAGGATGCCGATGGAGCGACTGACAAGCCGGAATGAAGATTGTGTTTCGGTAAATGGGTACGGTCTGTACCACTTAACGATGACCGAAGTCGTCCAGATGGCAGATCGCCTTGCGGCCTACGAGGACACGGGGCTGACACCGGAGGAAATCAAGGCTCCATTTACGGAGGACACGATGATAAATCTGGCAGCGCAGGCGCTGGGAGTGGAGCCTAGCCGCCTCCGCGAGCTTGCCGAGGCCGACAAGGACGGGCGCGTGGTAGTGCTGCCGTGCAAAGTGGGCGATACGGTTTACATGATCGAGCGAATTTTTGACATTGATAATGGCGTGTGCGATGAGATATGCGCCAGAAAGGTAATAGGACACGGCGGGAACAATCTGAATCAATTGTGGCTCGTAGGGAGCGGCGGCATATGCAACGCCTATATTTTCGTTTCGGAGTTTGGCAAAACCGTATTTTTAACCCGCGAAGAGGCCGAGCGGGCGATTCAGGAAATGGAGGGCAAGGGATGAGCTTCAGTAAGAAAAAACGGGAAGCGGTCTATGCGAAGTATGACGGCCACTGTGCTTATTGTGGACGGGCTATCGACATCAAGGATATGCAAGTCGATCACTTTCTGCCGCTGCGACCGTGGGGCATTGAAGAAGCCGGAACAGATGACATTTCAAACCTCATGCCTGCCTGCCGGATGTGCAACCACTACAAACGGGCAAATTCTCTGGAAACATTCCGGCGCTATATCGCGGAAATTCCGCGCAAACTGCGCGAGAATTACATCTACAAGGTAGGTGTTGTCTACGGGAATGTAATTGAGAACGAAAAACCGATAGAGTTCTATTTTGAGAAGATGGAGGCGAGGAAAGATGGCAACGAAACGAATATGTGACCGCTGCGGGGCGGAGATAAACCCCACAAGCTCTGCGACGTATGTAAACGTACGACGCGCGTTCCATGAGAAATCACCTGATATTGAGCTTTGCTGCTCCTGCGCGATGCAAATCAAAGAATGGCTTAAGTCGCGTGTAGAGGAGGGCAAGAAGGATGGCTGATTATATCCGGCGCGAGGATGCGCTATTTGCGTTACGGAAAGCAGAACGCGGTGGAAGCATGACGGCACTAACACGGTTGGAACGCGCATATGCCGAAATTCGGGAAATGCCCGCCGCCGACGTTGCGCCGGTGGTGCAGTGCAAGGACTGTATTTACAGGATCAAAGGCCGGTGTTTTTCCCGCACGTCCTTTCTCAACGCTCCTGCAGTCGAGCCGGACAATTTTTGCAGTTGGGGCGCTACAGAATGAGCGGGCTGCGGTTTGCTCGTGGGAGCGCGAAAGGAGGAAAGCTGATGCAGGATTGCTGTTTTACATGCAAAAATCTGGAATACAGAAAGAACTACGTTTACCCGTATCGGTGCTTGCTGAATAAGGCAGAACGGTTCTCAGAGGATGAATGTCTTAGACGGGTAATGGAAGTCTATAAGTGCGACAAGTACGAGGAAGTAGATTTGGATGACTATTGCAGTCGGGGCGAGAAGAAGGGCGCTACAGAATGAGCGGCCTGCGGTTTGAATCCATGGCGGACATGCCGCCGAGGATGCGGGAACTTTATGCAAGGCAGCAGATCGACCTCTCAGGCGCTGCGGCGCCAGCTCCCCTTCGCAAGGGGAGCCAGGGGGCGGCGAAGTATCACAACGAGCGGGCCGAGCGGAACGGGATCAAGTTTGACAGCCGGAAGCAGGCGCGGCGGTATGACGAGCTGATGGTGATGCTCCGCGCCGGGATCATCTCCGATCTGCGGCTGGAGCCGCAGTTTACCTTGCAGGAGAGCTACATCACCGAAACCGGCGAGCGGATCCGCGCGATCCGGTACACGGCGGACTTTTCCTACCGATTCGGAGGAAAGCTGGTCGTCGAGGACGTGAAATCGACCGCAACGCGGACCAAGGAATATCTGCGGAATCGCAAATTCATGCGGTCAAAATTCGGGATCGAGATCCAGGAGGTCTAACATGCCAGAAAAAAACGAGAGCAGCCCGCGCGAGGCATGCGGGCTGCCGAAGCAGGGCAATGCCTGTCCGTATGCAAAGCTCGCGCCGGATCTTTGCGCGCGGTGCGGCTGGAACCCGGATGAGCACGCGAGGCGGCAGGCGCTGCCGCTGACCGAGAACGCCGACGGGCTGCGGCACAAAGACATCAGCCAGCCCGAGGACTAAGACCAGCAATCAGCCGGGGAACCATATTTTTTGGACTTATGCCGCGGCCGCTCCGCCATGAGACGGCTGCGGGAGGATCACCCTGGCTTTGCACCCGGCCCGCGAAACCTCAAGCCCGCGGGCCGGGGATAAAAAGCGCGTGTGGAACGTGCGCGCGGATGGGAACCGTCAACGTTACCCCACGCCGGGTGTTGGGATCGCTCGGCGGCATCGTGTTACCTCCTTATGGAAAGCTGCCTGAGCAGACAAGGGCAGCTCGTCTGCGGCGACAGGGGGACGCGCAGGCGCAGGCGGTGCAAGTCCGCCCTGCATAGGGGCCGGGAGACCGGCCCCTGACGAAAGGAGAATGGAAATGTCACACGTAGTCGATCTGACGGGCATGGATTTTGGATATTTGCACGTCATCGGGCGGGATACCAGCAAAAAAGGAGACACGGCACACTGGATCTGCCGGTGTAAATGCGGGACCATCTGCAGCAAGGACGGAAAATACCTCCGGAACGGACATGCAAAAAGCTGCGGCTGCTTCCGGAAAGAACGCGCGGCCACGCTCGTCACCAAGAAGAATCCAGCCAAAAAGCCAAAAGCCGAACCGAAGAAGAAAAAATTCGGCCGCGGCCCGAAGTGGGCAGGCTCCGGGATCTGCTACAACCCACTCTGCCCGACGCGCAACAACTACCGCGGCGCCTGGAGCTGCACCGAATGCCGCTTCTGCCCGGAACGCAAATTTACCCGCCAGTCGAGGCGGGAAGTACTTACAATTTGAAGGGAGAATCGCAATGGGAAAGATCATGGAGCTGTTTTATGG